GCACGTGCAGCCATACCGAGCCCCTGCCGAGCGTCGACTGCCATGTCCTGGCCGATACCGAGCGCGTTCAGTCGACCCTTATCACGCAGCAACTGATCCTCTTTATTCGCCGCAATGCTACCTGACATACGCGCACCGCCAAGGTTCTTTGCCATGGCACCGAGGCCTGCAACTGTACCATTATTGAGCGCGACAGACTGGCCAACCGCACCATCAGATGCCTGAGCAACGTCCGCGATGGCACGACCGCGCAGCAATGCAGAATTATCCTGTGAAACCTGGTTGATAAAGTCAGACTCAACGCCACGGTACATGTCCTTGTAGCGGTTCCACTTTGCAAGGGAAACCTCTGCGTTAGCGCGTTCCGCTTCAGTCTCTTTTACTTGGCTGCTCTTGCTGCCTTTACCCATGTCCCATCTCCCGGAAATAACACACCGAGCCATCGGTGTAGCCGATCTTACTCATGGCCCGCTGCCAACCGACGCGAGGGGAATACCACTCAATCCGGTCGATCTCAAGCTCGTTGGCCAACGCATCAACAGCGTCGCGCAGCTCCTCCAGTGCATCTGTACACGGCTCCAAGTAGGTCATATCCAATACAAGCAACTGCTTGCCAGAATACTGCTCGCGGTATTGTTGAATGACCGTCATGCCAACCGGCTCGCCATCCTGCTCAATCCAAAACAATACCGGGCCATTACCCGCTGTAATTTCGCGGTAGACATCGGCTGGGTGAAAATCCAACCCGCACTTGTCGATGACCTCGCCAATGCCGGTCACAAAGAACTGCCAGCTATCACGGATTTCCTCAGTTGTTGCAGGGTGCAGCGAAACCATCAGAGACCTCCGTAGGACACAGTACGACGTGCGTGGGTACCACCCGAACGGGCGCGGCTACGGGCGTGTGTAATGTGACTGGTAAACAAAGACGCATGGTGCGCGGCTAGCTGCTGTGACTGCGCTGATGAAGGTGCATAGCGGAACAGCTCAGCCAGAGCCCCTGAAACCAACGCATCATACCACATGCCACCAAAGAGATCAGGCAGTTGATCAGCCGTTGGGGTTGGCGCAAAGGTGCCGTACGCCTGCACCCGTTCTCCACCAACAAAGGCACCATCAACAGTGATGGTATCGTTGATCAGCGCAGCTTTACGAGGGCGTGTACGGCGTTCGTCATTGATGAACAGCTCGTCCCCAGCCAGCTCAAGTTCACGCCCGTCAACTACAACAGAGATCAGTGACGAGAGCCGAGAACCCCTTGGCGAAAAGTGCTCTAGGACGAACGCGCCTGCTCTAGGCGGGTCTACCTCAACCTCGCCGCGCCAGATGCCAGACTCCTCGCAGAACAGCGTAGCCGCCCTGCGAATAGCGGCCATGATAATCGGGTCACTGACCGACGGAGCCATAGTAGCAACCACCGGGACGAGGCTTGAGATATAGATCATGCCTTAGCTCCCAACAGGGGACGCGCGACGAATGCCGGACTGGTAGGCTAAGCCTGCATCCACTGTCATCTTCATGCCAAGCGACTCAACAAAACGCTTCAAATGGGCCTCTGCCAGCTGCATGTTGGCAGTCGCCTCCGCATCCTTGCTATACGCGCGGTATAGGATGTAATCCAGCACCGCATTTGCGTATACATCTGCAATGCTAAGAGCGCCACCAGAGTCCGCAAACGTCGGTGCCTTAGCGTAAACCAATTCGATCTGGCCCGCCGCCCGGGGGTAGACATAAAACACCCGCTGGTCCACAGGGTCGTGCACGTAGTGTAGTACCGCATCACCTGTCTCGGTGTGCCATGTAGGTACCTGCGAATCGAGGATGTCCCGGTCTACTTCTCGAATAGCCCGGCCACCTACGTTACGGATCACGCGAAGAAACTGCATGCCGTCTGTCGGAATACGCTGCAGGGAGTCTGTGGCATCCAGTGGAAAGTTTTCCGTTACTGCACCCGCCTGAGGGTGAAGCATCACGACCTCACGCTGACCGTCATTCAACCAATCGACAAGCTCGGCTGAAGGCCAGCGGACACCTGTGGTATCCTGAAGGATCGTTTGGGCACGTAGTACAAGCGAGTCGATTTGGATAGCCATTATTCAGTCTCAGTAACCTTAGGCGCCGAGCGACGAGTGGGTTTCTTTTCTTCTACAGCCTTTACGCCGTTAGCCTTAGCAATATCAACCAGTGACGCACGCAATGGGCGCGCGACGCCTGCCACAAAACGTGCAGATAGGCCGTTAGGGCCAGCGATCACGATGTCTTTATCCGATACGAACATGTGTGTGTCTCCCATAGTAAAAGGGCTGGCCGAAGCCAGCCCATTCTCATCAGATCGCGGTATCAACAGTGATGATACCGAAGTCTTCCAGAGAGTCCGGACGCAGCGGGTTACCCTTGAACTGCGGCTTCAGGAAGCCAACCATCTTACCGATGGAGATACCAGGCTGGTTGTTATAGTCGAAGTAATCTTCGTCCCAGTACGGAGTACCAATGTCAGCCATACCCAGAGCCTGGGCACCACAGAACAGCGCGCGCTGACCATTGTCATTACCAGTGGTCGCACCGAAACGAGCGCCAACGGCTGCGGCAGTGTTGGTAAACACGTGGCGGAACTCGTGGATTACCACACCGTCAACCATGACAGAGTCAGTGCCAGCGAACAGGCTGTTCTTGTCACCGCGTACACCTGCGTGGCGTACGTTGGCGATGAAGTCAGCGTCCAGCTTCAGGTCCGCCATACCCTGCGGGGTCACGAACATATGGAACACTTCACCGTTGCCGCTGGTACGGACACCGCGCATGTACTCGTCTTTCGCCTTGGCCTTCAGACGCAGGATGGTCTTGTAGGTCAGGGTGCCCAGAGAGCCGTCAGCCGCGTCATAACCAGTACCACTGGTAATGTCACCGGTGCTGTTCACGTACACACAGCGGTTGGCAGTCGGCGCCGGGGCAGCCAGCGCATACTCCAGGTCACTCAGGTTCTGACCGGTGGCCAGTACCGGGCGAGTAGCACCGTTGGTACGCACGGTATACGGCAGGGAAGACATGGTAAGGAACGCGATCTCGTCCAGCTTGTCCGCCATCCAGTAGCCCAAACGGTCTTTAGCTGCTTCACGGAAGGTGACCACAGACTTCTGCTCAGCCAGTCGACCTTCGTTGCGTACAGCGTTACGCAGCTGGTCGATGTTGATAACAGTGTCGTACGCCTTCATGGCCTCTTCGTTACCTTCCAGGATGTAATCCCCGGTGATACCGTCGTTGGCCAGGTCAGCGATCAGGGTCAGTACCGCGCGGGTACCCTTCTCGGATTTGGTCAGGTTGGTGATGCGCTGAACCAGAGCGTTGTGGCCCTTGCCCGCAAACTGCATGATGAAGGAGTTGTTACGAACTACCTTCCAAAAATCTTTCGCCCATACCGTCTTCTGTTCGGTAGTGAGCGACGCAAAGTTAGTCAATGCCATGGGAAATCACCCTTAAAGTTGGCTGGTCGCTTTTCTTCAGGGCTTGCGGACACATCGGAACCGCAGAGTTAAACCCTGATCTCGGTTCCCGTGTCGTGGGATGACGCTTTGGTCGCCCTAACGTGGGCTAACGGTTACCTGTATCGTCGGTAACGTACTGATCACTATAGTAGCAGTGCTACTACTACAGTGCAACAAAAAAGGCCCCGTAGGGCCTCTTGTCAAGAGAAATCGCCGCGCAATCGCGCCTTAGTGGACTCAGGCAACGCATCGAACTCCTCTTCGCTCAACATCAAGGGGTCAATGGTTGGCTCTGAAGTCGTGGTGCTCTGGGCCTTCGGCGGCTGCTTCTGGGACAGCTCGACCTTTTTCTCCAGATTCTGACGCTTCTCCTGCGCACGCTTCTTAGCCGGATCAGCCTTCGGCTGTGTCACTGGCTGCTCAGTCTGCAGCAGCTCTGGTCGCAGCAGCGCAATCGCGTCCTGCACAGCGCGCTCCACAGCCATCGCCGGGGTATGGCCCATCTCAGCGTACATACGCTCGTACATCACCGCGCGCTCGATCAACTCAGGGTCAGCATCCTCAGACTCGTTGTTCAGCATCGGGAACTTCTCGTAGATGTTCTTCACCGTATGCTTCAGTTCGATACGCGCTTCCAGCTGCTCGATCATCGCCTCTGGGTCGGCGTCGTTCGACTTCGCTGGAGCCTGTTTGGCCGTAGCCATCTTAACCAGTGCGTCCTGCTGCAGCTGGGCCGCTTTATCCAGGTCGCCATCCAGCACCGCTTCGTTGGCCTGGCGCAGCAGCGCGTTAGCCTCTTCCACCACCGCGTCAAAGGCTTCATCTGCCTTATCATCGGTCGGCTTCGCTTCACGCTCGGCGCGAATCTGCTTCAGCTCATTCTCCAGCTTGCGACGCTTGGCGATTTCATCATCCAGGCGCGTCTTCGGGATCATGATCTTCTGCTTCTGCTTCGGAGCCTCCGGCTCATCTTCCGGCTCGTCTTCCTCTGGCCTGTCTACCTCAGGTTCTTCAGCGGGCTCATCATCGGATTCAGCCCCATCCCCTTCCTGCTCGTCCTCTGGCTCATCTCCAGCAGGTGCTTCAGCATCGGGTTCATCGGCGGCTGACTCATCAGCCACATCAGGCTCATCGCCGGTAAGTTCATCGCCGCGGTCCAGACCAGAGGTATCATCATCTTCATGCTCCTCAAACAAACCAGGCATCAGACTCTTGTGCATGTCTTCAGGGAAGGGGGTAGCTGCCATTACTTATCACCATTTCGTTTAGGGGGAGTTTTGTCCTTCGCCTGACGCGCAGAAATCTCACGCTGCGTTGTCAGGCGTGCGTGTTCCATCAGCATGCGTGAACCGACATCCTGCTTGCGGCTCTGGGCAGTCAGCATCGCCAACTGAATTCGGGTCTGGAGCTCTTCACGCTTCATGGCAATCTTCGCTTCCAGCTCATCCATACGAGCCTGCTCCTCGGCACCAAGGCTCTCAGCCTTCGCCGCCTGCAACTGGGCACGTGCCTGAAGCTCCATGACCTCGCCTTCCAGTTTGCCCAGCTCCAGCTGCGCCGCCTGCATCTGCATCTGCTGCTGCATCTGCATCAGCTGCTGCTCTTCTTCGCTCGGCTCGTTGAAACCGTTCATACCTTTCAGCAACTCAGCCAGCTCCTGCTTACGCGCCAAGTGGCTGTACTCAACGATCACATGGTCAGGGATCATGACACCCAGCTCACGCAGCTGGATGGCCTCGGCGAACTGACTCTCGTCGAAGCTATCACGGTTCGGGATCGTGCTGATGACCACGTCGTAGGTGCCGATGGTCAGATCGTTCAGGATGCGGCCATCCGGCAGCATCTGGTTGACCGTTAACACCTGCTCCTCAGCCATCTCACCGGGCAGCATGTCGTTGACGATGCGCAGCACACGCTCCTCGGTGTAGAACTTCTGGATCATACGCAACATGCGCTCCGCCACCAGGTGGCGAGTCTTGGCGAGGTTATCCAGTGGTACCTGAATCTGAATCTGGCCACGCGCCTGCTTCTGCTTAAGCGCGACGCCGGAGATTTCGGAGCTAGTGTCGCCCAGCATCCCGTCATTGACACCTGAGATAGAGCGCAGGTTAATGGCCGCCTTCTGCCCGATACGGTCAAGGCCTGACGGAATCTGATTAGGCTGAATCTTCTGCGGCGGGTTGGAGCCGCGGGCGTGAACCAGCACGAGGCCCGTCTCCGCGCCACGCTGAGCCAGCTCGTGCTCATCCATATTGACCAGAGTGCCATCTTCAACTGTCCAACCGCTGTTGGCCGTGGTGTTAACAACGTGCAGCTCCTGAGAGCTGACCTTGTTCAGCTGCTCCTGCGCAGAGATCAGGTTCTCCACCATGCCAAACGGCTTACCACGGCGGAAGTATGGGAAGTACGGGACGATCGTGAAGTCGTCGTAGATCGACCAGTCGTCGTACAGCTCAACGCAGTCAGCGGTGACAGTCCAGCGGATGCGCTCAGCAAACCGCTCCATGACACCCAGCCCGAACTGCTGCTGCACAGCCATCACTTTGTCCTCGTCCCACGTCTCAGGGATCGGAGACGTGTCACCAGAGCGGTAGTCAATGAAGAATTTTTGCTTGGCCAGCTGCTTATGCTGCTGTTCGATGAGCCGAATGGATCGTATAGAGCGAGCATTATCGTCGTCGTCCACCGCGTCATAGTAGCCGTGGGCCACGCCATCCAGTTCACCGAAGGTATTCTTGCGCGTGTCGACGACCATGGAGTCACGGCCATAGTGGCTGTTGTTCAGCCCGACAAACTCCAGTTTGTCACGCTTCTCCTTACCATACATGCGCTCGATGTCTTCCAGCGTCACCCACTGCTGGGTGAACACGCGTTTCCACGTCTTCGGGTCATACTCCTTGGCCTCTGGGTCCAGTACCACCTCACGCGGGTCGCGTGACTTAATACGAATCTCACCGCGGATGTCATCCTCGAAATCGAGGCGGATGTCGAAGTACCCACGGCCCGTGATCAGGCCATCCT